AGCTCTTCCAACAGTAGTTGTTTTTAATCCTAGTTGTATACCTGCTTGTACTATACCTTTTCCAGCTTTTCCAACAGCTCCTAAAAGATCTTCTATATTTTCACTAAAAGGTGTAGCAGGTCTTCCCATCATTTCATAAGTTTGTAAAGTAGATGCTGAAGAATTATTATAAATATCTTCTATTTCAATATCAGTTTTTCCAGGATTTTGACTACGTATTCCATCTAATGCAAAATTTCTATCAATAGGACCGCTAACTACAGTAGGATCTATATTGGTTTGTATTTGTTTAGCTTTTTCTAATTCTTTTTTTAGTCTTTCTTTCTCTGGATCAAAAGGTTTAGGATCTCCGACAAAATCTCCTCTTTGACCATTAATAGGATCTTGTCCTGGTAAACCAATAGTAGGTGCTGCTCCTCCAGTTAATGTAGGAGAATAAGCAGGTGCAATAGTTTGTCTTGTTGTAGGCTTACCTGCTTGTGTAGCAAATGGACCTAAAAAGGTTTGTTCAGCCATTCTTCATAACCTCATTAATTGATTTCTTCAGGGTTAGGAGCTGCTGCAGCAAAGCCAGCTTCCCCTGCCATTGGCGTAGTGCCTGTTCCGATTGTTCCGTTGCCAGAACCTGTAGCATCCATTGGATTTGCTCCTGAAGGAACTGCTCCGTTGCCTTCCATGCTTCCTCGTTGTTCACCCACATCTGGGCTTTCAGGGCTGTCTGCTTGTTGATTAACATTTAAACTCCTTAATATTTCTGCATAGATAGCTGCTTCTTCTGGATCATTTACTAATTCAGCAGGGTCCATGTCTTGTGAAATTGCAAGTTCTTTAATTAAGTTTGGTATCTTAATAAATGGTGCAAGCATTGGATTAGCAACAGTTTGTAATAACATTGTTAATCGTTGACTACGTACTTCTTTCATCATAACAGAAACAGTACCTTTAGGTTTTATTTCTAAATCACCATCAAAGGTTTCTGCTTTTTCATTAAATTGCATATTCCATTGAAAGAAAGCTTCGCCTAATGGACGTAGTAAATGATCATCAATATTTTTAACAACAGTTTTAATACCTAATCCTGCTGAACCTAGTAACATAGATAATCCAGCAGCCGTTCTTCCTGTACCAGTTACTCCTGTTTGTCCATGTACGACAGAAGGAATACCTGTTTCTTCATCAGCAAGCTGTCTTGCTTTATCATACATTTGCATATTTTCACCAGCCGTACTTGGAAACTTTAATCCATTAATAGCTGTACCTGTTACACCAGACTGTCTTCTAAATACTTTACCAGGATAAATATCATAGTTCTGTCCTGGAACCAATGATGCTTCATCTACATCAAATACTAAATTACCTGCAAGAGCTAAATTATCAATAGCCATTCTCATATGACCATTCATTAATAACTGTGCATCTTCCATATTTTCTGCAACACCAATACCAAATACTTGATAAGGATTTTTTTCATAAGGAAAAATATGATAAGGTATGCGTTCTGGAACAAATGGATTTAATACAACACGTAATACTTCTCCACCACATATCCAAGCATTAATTTGAACAGACCCTATTTCATCCATCTCATAAGGAATATCAACATTATATTCTCTTGCTGTTTTAGCGTCTAATGTTCCCCAATATTCTAATACTTCATAACGATTTTCATTATAGGTAGGATCATTTTCAGCATATATTGTATGTTCAAAGTAGCGTTCTTCATATGCAGCAGGTCTTTTTAAAATATTATTAATTGCTGCAATATTAAATAATGGTAAATCTTTTAATGCACGAAACTGATCTCTATTTAATCGGTGACGTTCAATAACATATTCACAGTCTTGAATATCTACAGCACTAGGATCAGGATAAAAATTCCAACAGGAAACATGAGAAAGTCTTGGAACCATTTTTTCATATGGTGCATATACTCTTTCTCCTTCTAAGTTTTCCCATTTATGTATTTTTTTATAAAAGTTGAATGGACCTTTGACAACACCAGTACCTAACAAAGATTGCTCAAATAGTGACCTACGAATTTCTTTTATTGCTGAAGTGTCAATAAGCTGATCTTGAACAATCTTGTTAAGTCTTTTGGCAGCAATTTGTGCTGGTTTTAAATCTGGTTCGCCAAATTTACTGAACCCTTTCTTTAAAGGAGCACCTTCTAATTCTTTTGTTAAACCACCTAGTTGTGGTTCACCTGCTTCTGTTGCTCCTGGTTCAAGTGTTCTTCCATCCCCCTCATAACCATAAGGATCGAGATCTTGACCACCTCCCATCTGTTTTGAAACAGCGTCAAGATGAACAGCTTCTTCTATACCTTCAGGATCAGGTGTCGGTTCTATGTTTAAAGGAAACTCACCTCTACCAAAAAGAATATCAGAAAGTTGTCCATAAGCCGCAAGGACTTTAACCTTTGTTATTTTAACAGTAACTTTTGATCTTTCTGAATTACGATATGTTTCTGATTCTGCTGATAACCCTCTGTAATTTTCATAAGACTTTAACCAACGCTGCTCATCAGAACGTCTTCCTTCTTCTGAAGCAACAAATTTTTGGCGAATATGTCCTGACAGTCCAGGTAAAGCTTCGCCTGGAACTACAGCAGGAACATCTTCTAGTTCGTCAGAATCTATAAACGACATTAATTATTAGCCGTAAAGTCTATCGTCATCTGCAAGAGCATCAAAATTTGGTGACATATGTTTTTTACCAGACTCTGATGGAGCACTTAAAGTATTAGAAAAATTACTTTGGCTTTCTACGCCTGGAGTAATTTCTAATTTTTCTCTTGGTGCTTGTCCTTCTGGAACTTCATTCATTTCACCTTGTTTAATACTTGAAGTATCAAATGGTTTTTGACCGTACATTACAATCTCCTTAATATCCAAAGATAGGGTTGATAGGTTTCGGTTGCTTCTGTTCTGTTGTCCATCCATTATATAAACGACTTGGACTTTCGACTTGCCTAGTCATACACATATAACGTAGTGCATCATAAGCATGGTCAGAAGCTTTGGTATCGACATCTTCACTATTCGTTTTGCTCAAAGGCAGAGATGTCATTTCTCTTATTAAATTAGTACACGAACTAAATATACGTAACTTTGATCCAGCTTCAGGATCTACTCGTAATCGTTTGTGTATTTCTAGTTTTCCTCGTATTCTGTTTTTATCTGCTGGAATAAATCGACAACCACTTTTATTAATCAGTTCTGCTATCGTCATTCCACTTCCTGTTCTATTCCAACATGCTCCATCAAGTACAGAGATTATTGGCATAGGATCTTGTGTTTCTAATTCTTTTATTCTTTGTCCTAGTTCATCACCGTTCTGTCGTTTGATATAAAGCTCTCTGTAGATCCATAGATTATCATCATAGTCTAATGCTCCCCAAAGGACACAGGATGGACTTGTGAACCCATAATCTGCTGCCCTGACCCTGTGCCATCCTCTAGGCACTTCAAACGGATCAGAAACGTGTTGTAAGCGATTAAACTCAGTAAATGCAGCACCTTCTGCAATATCCCAATCGCCATCAAGTAATCGTTTCCTTTCAACTTCTGGTAATGATAAAAGCATCATCTCATATTCACCACTATGTAGTAAATACGGATTGTCTGTTAGTTTAGCTGGTATGAACTTTCTTGTGAATAACGGTTCATTAGCTTTTGTAGAGTGAGTGCTAGGATAACGTAAAACTTTTGTTGTACTAATATCCGTAGCCCAAAATGGTTTGTTCTGTGGTGCAGGATCTATATACGTTTTCTTTACCCAATCATGTCCAGGACCACCTGGATTTGCTGTTGCTCTCATATATGTTTTTATAGTAGGATTAGTAGTACGTAATCGAGAACGTAAGTAATCCCAAACATAAGGACTAGGGTAATGTGTTATCTCATCAACACCAATCCATGTAAAAGACTGACCTTGATACCTGCTAACGTCTGTGTCTCTATCCAGATACGAAAAAAGAGCAGTTGCTCCAGAAGGAAAATGCCATGTACTTTTCGCTTCTTTGAATACTGCTCCTTTAAATGCTAGTGGATAAAATTCTTTGCTTTTTTCTATTAGCTCTGTTAGTTCAGCTAATGTACGTCTTAGTAGTAATGCTCTATGATCGGATATATGTGCAAATCGTAAGAGATCTGCTAGTAGTGCGTAGGATTTTCCTCCACCTGCTGCACCTCCGTACAAGACATCACTCTCTGGTGACGCTAAAAATTCTGTTTGTGGTCCAGGATTAGGCTTAAACGCTACTTCATTATTATTTATTTCTTCTTTTAAGCGTTTTGGTGCAATCTGTACCAAATCTTCTGTTAATACTTGTTTCTTCTTAACAGCAGCTTCTAAATTTCTTAACTGTCCTAGTTTTTTTCTAGTAGTTGTAAGTTTTTTACGTAATTCTTGTGGACCTGATGGTTTACGACTACGATTGTAGGACTGTGTAGGAGCATTGGGATCTTTCTTAGGTCTACCACGCTTCCTTTTAACTGGCTCTTCCGTCTGGGTCATAGATATGTGCTTCCTCATGTTGTGTTTTTTGTGGTAATATCACAACTGCGTGAAGGTTTTTAGACTCTACAGACATTTCTTGTTTCTTTGTTACCCCTGCTCTGTCTAATATATCTTGAGCAGCTTTGAAACGTAACTCTGTTCTACCTAATGGCTCTCCTTCGTCATGGATAGCTGTCATAGAATCAACAATTTGTTTAACAGCCTTTGGTGATGTGGCTGCAAAC